AGAAAAGAGAAGCTGAAAAACTAGTTCGTGACGAAATGAAAGCATTAGGTTACGACTATGGCTCAAACATTAGATGGTATAATTTCTAAATGTCTAAGGGGTATAGGAGTAGTTTAGAAGAGAGTATTGCTGAGTATCTTACTGAACAAAAAGTAAAATTTGCTTATGAAACAGTTAAGATAGAATGGGAAGACATCTACTATCGAAAGTATACCCCTGACTTTATACTACCCAATGGAATAATAATAGAAACTAAAGGTGAATTTAAACTTGCAGACAGAAAAAAACATGCTAGTATAAAGTTACAACACCCTGATTTAGACATTAGATTTGTTTTCTCAAACAGTAAAACAAAAATATATAAGGATGCTAAATCTAATTATGCAGATTGGTGTACAAAAAAGGGATTTACTTTTTCTGACAAATGTATACCTGAAGATTGGTTAAAAGAAAAGAAAAAGAAAACTAAAATAGATAGCTTTATAGCTTACAAAGGAACAAAGAAAGAATGAACACAAAAATACGACCTGAAGATTTTGTAATACAAGTTAGACCTTTACTAGACCCTAAAACTAATAATTGGAGTGGTATGATTACTTTAAATATTATTTCGTCTGACAAAACACCTTTGAATAAAAAAGATGAAGATGCTATTTGGCATATATGTCAGATGATGTGTAGTGTATTACCTTTAACAGAAGAAAACCCTGAATTTAGTGACCTTTTAGATGACTTTGTTAAAGAAAATGACAAGCATTTTAAAGATAAAGATAACAAAAAAAGATTGACAGACATAGAGAGAGATGGTAATGTAATTAAAATTAATTTTAAAACTAAGGAGAATGCTTAATGGCAGCTAGTATAAAAGACATGGTAGATTTTGAAGATGTTGTACCAACAGGAGAGAAAGCCAAGATGTTAAATAGAGAGCTAGTTAAAGATATGGTAAACCATCCACCACACTACAATCAAAAAGGTATTGAGTGTATAGATGCTATTGAATCTGCTACAGATGATGGTTTTGAATATTATTTACAAGGTAATATAATAAAGTATTTATGGCGATACAGATATAAAAATGGAGTACAAGATTTAAAAAAAGCAAGTTGGTATTTAAATAAGTTAATAGAGATTAAAAATGATAAGAGTTAAAGTATACGTAGATATAAATATAGACCCTGATGAGTACGCTATTCCCTCTGATGGAGATGTTACAGATGATGTATCAGAAGCACTAAGAGAATATGTGCACGAAATAAATGGAATGCAAATAGTGGGTATGCGAGTTACACAAGGGAGAAATGCAAATGAATAATGTAGGATATAAATTACCAACAGACTATCAAAATTTTATAGCTTTATCTAGGTATGCTAGGTGGCTTTCTGAAGAAAATAGAAGAGAAGAATGGTCGGAAACTGTAGATAGATATTTAAACTATATGCAAGACCATTTAATAACTAATTTTAACTATGATGAAAGGGTATTTTATGAACTAAGAGATAAATTATTCCATCACATAATAAACTTAAATGTCATGCCTAGTATGAGAGCATTGATGACAGCAGGAGTAGCCCTAGATAAATGTCATGTAGCAGGATATAACTGCTCTTACATACCTGTAGATAGTCCTCGTGCCTTTGATGAGTGTATGTACATACTTATGTGTGGAACAGGTGTCGGTTTCTCTGTAGAAAGAGAAAATGTAGACAAACTACCTGTTGTAAATGAACATTTTGAAGACAGCACAACAGTAGTTAAAGTTGCCGATTCTAGAGCAGGTTGGTCAAAAGCATTAAGAGAACTTATTGCGATGCTTTATGTTGGTCAAGTTCCTGAGTTTGATGTTGAAGATGTCAGACCTGCAGGTGCTAGACTTAAAACATTTGGTGGTAGAGCATCAGGTCCAGAGCCTTTAATAGATTTGTATCGGTTTTGTATCGGAATATTCAAAGGTGCAGCAGGTAGAAGATTGTATCCCATAGAATGTCACGATATAATGTGTAAGATTGGTGAGGTAGTAGTCGTTGGTGGGGTAAGACGTTCTGCTCTCATCAGTCTTTCAAATTTAGGTGATGACCAAATGAGACATGCAAAATCAGGTCAATGGTGGGAGAATGAAGGACAAAGAGCACTGTCTAACAATAGTGTTGCCTATCGTGGCAAGGTACAAATGGAAACATTTATGCGTGAATGGTTATCACTTGTCGAAAGTAAATCAGGAGAACGTGGTATCTTTAATCGTAAGTCTGCTATTGAACAGGCAGAGAGAAATGGTAGACGTAAAACTGATTATGCTTTTGGCTGTAATCCTTGTAGTGAGATAATACTAAGACCTTATCAGTTCTGTAACTTATCTGAAGTAGTCATCCGAGAAGATGACACGGAAGAAACACTTCTAGAAAAAGTTGAGATGGCTACTATTCTTGGAACATTTCAATCTACATTAACTAACTTTAAATATCTACGAAAGATATGGAAAGACAACACAGAAGAAGAAAGACTTCTTGGTGTTTCTCTTACAGGGATTATGGACAATAAACTCTTCAATGACCACAATAGTGTTTTCCTAGAAGATGGTCAACAAGTGTTTGATGGGTCAAGAGTTGGTGAAATACTTACAAAGCTAAAAGAAAAAGCTATTGAAACAAATAAAAAACTTTCTAAAGAGTTGGGTATACCACAGTCGACTGCAATAACTTGTGTTAAACCAAGTGGAACAGTATCACAACTTGTGGATAGTGCAAGTGGCATACACGCTAGACATAGCAAGTATTATATTCGTACTGTTCGTGGTGACAACAAAGACCCACTAACACAGTTTATGATTGACAGTGGTATTCCTAACGAACCTGATGTTATGAAACCAAATAGTACAACTGTGTTTAGCTTTCCTATGAAATCACCTGAAGGTGCAACAACAAGAAATGATATGTCAGCCATTGACCAATTAAGAATGTGGCAAACATATCAAGAATATTGGTGTGAGCACAAACCATCTGTTACAATCTCTGTTAGAGAAGAAGAATGGATGGATGTGGGTGCATGGGTATATAAACACTTTGATGAAATATCAGGAATAAGTTTCTTGCCACATAGTGACCACACTTATGCACAAGCACCTTACCAAGATATTACAAAAGAACAGTATGAAAAACTGCAAAAAGAGATGCCAGAGCAAATAGATTGGTCTTTACTACAAAACTTTGAAAAAGAAGACCATACAACAGGCAGTAAAGAGCTATCCTGCACTGCTGGAGTTTGTGAAACAGTAGATATTGGTTCTACATAATCAGGTAGTTTACCCTTCGGAGAGTGCATTACACCCCTCTGAGGGGCTTTATATAAAGAAAAATTTTTAAATAGGAGAAAGAAAATGAGAGAAATGCTAATTGGAGCTGCAAGAACCTACTATATGGGTATAATTAATAAACATATAGCAAATGTGGAGATATTACTAACAAATCCTGTCGGTATTGGTGAAGATGCTCATCAAGATATACAAGCAGTTATCGAAGTAGAGCTAGGTAAGATAGCTGACTATCACGATAAGTTAGAAATGTTACAAAAGTTTTTTGTTAAACCACAACAAACAGAACAAGCAACAGAAGAGAAGAAAGGTAAAAATGATAACTAGGTATGACCACAGAGGTAATCGTTTATCTAAGTTTGATGCACCTTTAAGATTACAATATGAAAGGGGTGTCAAGTCGTTTAGAATGGGTAAGGTAAAAAGTCCTTATCCACTAAACACTATGTTACATCGTGAGTGGCAAAGAGGATTTGACTTCGCTTACTTTGTTAATTTAAAAAGGACTAAAAAGTATGAAGCTAGAACAAGAGGTAAAAGAGTTCATGGACAATAAAAACAAAAGTATGATAACTGCAACAGCCTATCAGGAACAAGCAAAAACTACGGCTATCTTTCCACCTGAAAGAGCATTGGAATATTTAACATTGGGGTTGGTCGGTGAAGCAGGTGAAGTTGCGAATAAGGTAAAAAAGATAATAAGAGACAAAAAGATATTTAGGTCAGAGGTAGAAATAGCTAGTGAGCTAGGAGATGTGTTGTGGTATTGTGCTATGTTAGCAGATTATCTAGACACTAATCTTGGTAAGATAATGGAAGACAATATAGATAAATTACAATCAAGAAAGTCTCGTGGAACACTTGGTGGAAGTGGTGACCGTAGGTAGTTATTCATCTTCAGGATTATCTTTTGCTAAATCTATTAGTGCTTCTAGATGTTCTATATTTGTAAGGTCTAATTTATCAACACCAAAAGCATCTTCTACCATATATCTTCTTTGTAACGCAAGTCTTCTGTC